ATATCCATTCACTTATGCAATTTCATCAACAAACACATGGACATATTGTACCGTTGTAATTCCTGGTCCAACTGCTGGCACATGGAATACATCAAATGGTCAAGGCTTAGATGTTTGGTTTAGTCTTGGTACAGGTTCAACATTTACTGGAACCGCAAATACTTGGGCAGCATCTAACTATGTTAACGCTACTGGCTCAGTGAATGTATCAGGCACAGCAGGTGCTACTTGGTATATTACTGGTGTTCAGCTTGAAGTAGGTTCTAAGGCCACTCCTTTTGATTTTAGAGATTATAATAGAGAGTTTTATATGTGTCAGAGATATTATGAAACGGGTGGTGGAACTGGTTACGCTTATTCATTTAATATTGGTTCGGTTTATAGATGGCAACAAAGGTTTCAAGTACCAAAAAGAGCTACGCCATCTGTAACAGTTGTAACTCCTAATGCAGGTAGTAATTTTACCACTCTTTCAACAGTATTTTCACCAAACACAGATGCTTTTGATTCTGGAGCAAATGGTCCTGCTTCTTTTAATTCTTTTACTGCTAGTGCGGAGTTATAATTATGTATGAAATAATTTTTGATGAACTTACACAAAAAAATGCTTCTATTCATCGTATTGGAGATAGAACTTTTATTCCTTTTGATGAACAAAATACTGATTATCAAAAATATTTAAAGTGGGTTGCTGAAGGCAACACAGCAAATACTGTTAATGAAGCTTCATAAATAAACCAATAGAATAACAGAGAGTAATAATGCCATTACAGCAAATAACTTCAGCAGATATAGCATCACTACCAAGTGGCTCAGTAAGCAACACACAGTTTGCTACTGGTGCGGTAGAGAACTATATGAGCGCTCAAGGTTCTTCTTTTGGATTTAGGAATAGAATCATCAATGGTGCTATGACCATTGACCAGAGGAATGGTGGAGCTTCTATTAGTGGACTTAGTGGAGTTTTTGCAGCAGATAGATGGCAAACATATTCAACAACAACAAGTTTAAGTGCCACCTCACAACAAGTTAGTGATGCTCCAGCTAATTTTACAAATTCTCTTAAATTTGCTGTTACTTCCGGTGCAACATCAGGTTCATCTGAAAGAGCACAAATTAGTCATGTAATAGAAGGATATAATATTGCTGATTTAGGATGGGGAACATCAAGTGCAAAACCAATTACATTAAGTTTTTGGGTAAAATCTTCCAAAACTGGACAACTTGGTGGTTCTGTTCAAAATTATGATAACACTAGAAGTTATCCTTTTTCTTACACAATATCAAACTCAAATACTTGGCAATTTGTTTCTATAACTGTTCCTGGTGATACAACAGGTACTTGGTATACTAACAATAACGGCGGTATACAATTAAACTTTGATATGGGTGCAGGTTCTACATTATTAGGAACTGCAAACACTTGGGCTGGAGTAAACTATCGTGGTGCAACAGGTGACACTTCTATTGTTGCTACTACTGGTGCAACCTTCTATGTTACCGGTGTCCAATTAGAAAAAGGCTCTACGGCTTCTGCGTTTGAATATAGAGATTATACTAGAGAGCTTCAGATGTGCCAGCGGTATTATGAAACTGGATTTACTTGGAGTGGCGGTCGTTATAGCGATGGTTATGCTATTTTAAATGCTACATTTAAGGTTACAAAAAGAACTTCAGCATCAATGAGTTATTCTGGATGGAATAATACAATTAATCCTAATGGATCAACTACCGATGGAGCAACATTTTATACATTTGCAGGAACAAGCACAATTGCAAGTGGAAATTGGCAAGCAGGTGCGGAATTATAATTATGTATAAATTAATTTATAAATTTGGCACTACTGAATTAAATAATATTGTTTTAAAAATTGATAATAATTTATTCATTCCTTTTGACCCAGCCAACACCGATTACCAAGAATACTTAAAATGGCTCGCTGAGGGTAACCAACCCCAAGCAGCTGAATAAGGAGAACTAAAATTTCTTTAACTTACGCTGACGGACTACTAATCACCGACTTAACTATTACGCAGTCAATGATTGCTAATGGTGCTGTGGGTGCTGCACAGATAGCACCACTCAATGCTTTACCATTTGCTAATACAATCACAGCGAATACAACAATACCATCAGGACAAAACTGGTTATCTGTTGGACCTTTGACTGCTGCTAATGGTAACAATATCACAATTTCTGCTAATTCACGTTGGGTAATTCTATAATGGCATACGGATCTTTAAACGCTGACGTAATAACATCTTCAACAGGACAAGTATTCAGTCCTTCTAGTTCTGTTATGAAGAACAGGATTATTAATGGTGCTATGGTTATTAGCCAGCGTAACGGAACTTCTAGTGTAACTCCATCAACTGGCGATTATATTGTTGACAGATGGATTTATGTTGCAGCACAAGCTTCTAAATTTACAGCACAACAAAACGCCGGTTCAGTAACACCGCCAGCAGGATATACAAATTATTTGGGTTTTACTTCATCATCTGCATATTCAAGTGGTGCTAGTGATTATTTTAATACTAATCAAAGAATTGAAGGTTTGAATGTAGCTGATTTGGCTTGGGGAACATCAAGTGCTAAAACTGTAACGTTATCTGCATGGGTATATAGTTCTTTGACAGGCACTTTTGGTGGTGCTATTTGTAGCAATGGTCAATCAAGAAGCTACCCATTTACATACACAATTTCTTCTGCAAACACTTGGACACAAATTAGTGTAACTATACCAGGAGACACTACAGGAACTTGGTTAACTAATAACGGCGTAGGTTTAATGGTTTTCTTTAACTTAGGCACAGGTTCATCATATAGTGGACCTGCTGGGACTTGGGCTTCCGCTAACTATGTTAATGCAACTGGTGCAGTTAGCATTGTTGGTACGTCTGGTGCCACATTTTATTTCACCGGCGTTCAGCTTGAAGTAGGAACTGTGGCAACACAATTTGAATATCGTCAGTATGGTACTGAGTTAGCATTGTGCCAACGCTATTTTTATCAAATACAAGGAAACGCAAGCAGCCTTACAGTTTTAGGAATCGGATTATCTAATTCAGCAAATGCTGGCTACCCATACATAAAATTTCCAATGACTATGAGAGCAGTCCCAACTGTAACATCAAGTGGCGTTCAAGTATCTGACTATACAAGTTTTACATTAAATGCCTCATCGGTCACAACTAATGCTGGCTCTACTAACGGATTAAATCTTCTTTGTGATACTGGTAGTGGGCAAACTGCGTATAGACCAATTTTTGGGTTGTTATCAACCTCTGCTTCAAGTTATTTAGCCTTGTCCTCGGAACTTTAAAATGTATAAACTTACAAAACTTACTTTTGGAGAAACAGCATCGTCTTCTGTAATCCGCCTATCTGACAATGCTTGTATCCCATTTGATGAAGCCAATACAGACTACCAAGCCTACCTAAAATGGGTTGCTGAGGGTAACACTCCAACTCCAGCAGACGAATAAGGACACATAAATGGCAACAAACATTCAGGCCTCACCAACTTCCGGGTTAATTATTACTCCAGACCAGTCAGGCGTTCTAACACTTCAGAGTGGTGCAAACACATCTACTGTGCCATCGGTTACAGGAACATTATTAACTAGTGGTGGTGGAACAACTCCAGCATTTTCTGCTTATCCACCAGCATCAAATCAATCTTTAACTAACAACGTTTGGACAAAAGTTACATTAAGTAATACAACTTGGTCAGTTACAACAACATACGGATATAGTACCGCTAATTCAAGATTTACTTGTGTTACTCCTGGTTATTATTACTTTGCAGGTTCGGCATATTTTGCTTCAAGCACAAATATGACAAGTTCTAGACTTGCTTTGTATTATAATGGTTCTGCTGGATTTTATGGATCGTTTCAACCAATTTCAACAACAGACATGATTACAACAGTTACAGGAATGTTTCAATTAGCTGCTGGTGATTATATTGAATTGTATGCTTATACGAACGGTGGCACAGGACAAGTTATTGCTCAATATGGTAGTTATACATATTTACAAGGTATGTTTATGAGAGGTAACGCAGTATGACGATGATATTGGATGGTAGTAACGGCATCACAATGCCTACATGGACCACAGCAAATAGGCCAACAAATCCTATTATTGGTGCTCAAGGTTACAACACTACATATGGTGGTGTAGAAGTATACAACGGATCTACATGGACATTAGTAACAGGTGGTCCAGCGTTTAGTGCTTATTTGAGTTCAACGCAAAGTATCACTACCGCAACTACAACAAAAATAGCATTTGACACTAAAATTTTTGACACAAATAATTGTTTTAATACAAGCACAAGCCGTTTCACTCCAAATGTACCAGGTTACTATCAAATAAATTTGAATGTGCAAGGAAGTTCAAGTAGTTATTCCAGTATGCAAATTTATCAAATATATAAATCTAATAATCCATACGTTAAGTCGGATTGGAGATATCAAAGTGCAACAATAGATACAGGAAGTGGAGATGTATCTTCATTAATTTATATGAATGGAACTACCGATTATATTGAAGCATATGCTTACATAGTAGCTTCTAGTTCTCCAACAGTTAGTGGTAGCTCAACTACACAAATAAGTGGTTCATTTGTTAGAGGTCAATAAAAGTAATTAAAGGAAATTAATATGAGTAAAAATTTATACGAAAAAATTATCACAATCTATTCTGATTTAACTGATGCAGACTTTATGCCGCATCGTGGCACCATTCATCTGCAAAATGATTCTGATGGTCGTGGTGACTACATCAAATCTTGGACACATCCAACACACGCTCAGCCTACACAAGAGCAATTAGATGCTGTCCAATAAGTAGCATAAATATATTAGTTAAAGAATAACAGAGAAAACATATGTCATACCTTGGTGCGAACCCAGCTTACGGTCTATTTTCCACGGATTACTTTTCAGGTAATGGCACAACCACGACTTTTAATTTAACCAAAAATACCGGTAATGAAGCCTCAATTATGGTTTCAATTTTTGGTATTACTCAGCAGGCTAGAACATATACACTAAATAACGGACAGT